AAGCATAGCAACCATGAAGCAAGTCACAGGTCACACTAACATCAACAGCTTGACACCGTATATCAAGCATACCTACAGTGGCGCATCAGAAGCACTAGCACAAAGACAGGCACACAAGGATAAAGAGTGATGGCTGGAAATAACAAAATATGGAAAGCAGGAGCTTTACGTAGTACAGAAAGTATTGAAAAAAGAAGAGAGCATGACCGACAGAGAAGACGTAAACAACATGAGTATGGAGCAAAGGTATTACGTAGGTATAAATTAATGAAAGGGTGTAGAGAATGTGGTTATAAAAAACATCATGCTGGATTACAATTTAATCACATAAATCCTAGTGATAAATCTTTTACCATAGGTAGGGGTACAAAACACAAGCTTTTTTTGTCTAATAAATCAAAAACCAAACAACTATTAAAGAATGAGATACTTAATAAATGTGAGGTTTTGTGTTCTACTTGCCACAGTATTGTTACTTTTGAAGAAAAACATTACAAGAAAAAGGATGAACAGGATGCCTAACTACATAGATGACTTAGAGCTAACAGAAGGGCAGTCTATACGTCAGGCCTGTCCTAAGTGTGGCAGAAAGAATACCTTTACTGCTACCAAGCGTGATGGTAAGGTTGTCTACAACTGCTACAGCTTGTCGTGTGGTTTGTCTGGTAGACTGTCAACTGGCATGACTAGAGAAGAGATAATGAGTTACACATTGAAGGAGCCACTAGTGGAAACATTCAGTAAAAACAACCAGGTAGACACCTTTGTTTATCCAGAACATGTAACTACCAGTGGCAACTCAGATATAGGTAGATTTAGACAACGCTGGCCTGTGCTCATTGATACTAACTTAATGTACGACATCAAAGATAAACGTGCAGTCTTTCCTATATACAAAGACGGTGTACTAATTGATGCTATTGGACGTTCGTTAGGTGGAGCTATACCAAAGTGGTATAGATACGGAGGTAGTGCAGACTACTACACAAGTGTAGAGCTTACACCTAATGGGGTATACGTCATAGTAGAAGATGTCATTAGTGCTATCACTGTAGCTAGGCATTTTCCAGGAACTACTGGCTTTGCTATACTTGGTACTAGCTTGACACAAGAGCACATAGCGTGTATAGGTGACAATGCCACTTCAGTTGCTGTTGCACTAGACCCTGATGCAGTAAGTAAAACATTAAAGTTTAAACGTAACATAGAAATGTGGACAGGCGTAACTACTAAGGCTCTATCCTTAGAGGATGACTTAAAGTATGAAAGGGAGAAAGACTTAGCTAAACTAGAGAGGATGATAGCCAATGAGCAAGAGTGGCAAAAATATGCAGAACCCTATGGCTAGAGACTTGCGGCAACCTAAGTATAAGCAACAAGTCATACCTGACAAGAAGAAGCCAGTAAGTAAACGCAAAGATAAGCACAAAGGAGATAAGGATTGCAGTTAGAATTTGATCTTCCTCTACCTTTAGTTGCTACTATTAAAGAAGGACTAGAATGTAACAAGTGCGGTATTTATCAACCCTTTGATAACTTCTCATTTATAACTTATGCATCTGGTGTAATAGAGTACAAAAGAGTTTGTAGAACCTGTAGAAGAAATCAATCAGACTTACTTAAAGAGTTAAAGAAGAAAAACCCTTACCCTGCAGAAGACTATTGCTGCCCTATATGCGACAGAGATATAAAAGAGATAGGGCGTAAAGGACAGAAGAAGCTACAGAGTTGGGTGTTAGATCACTGCCACACTAAAGAAACCTTTAGAGGTTATGTGTGTCACCACTGCAACACAGGACTAGGTAGTTTTAAAGATGATATTAATGTAATAAAGAATGCAGTACACTATTTGGAGAAAGCAAGATGAGTATATGTGGAGAGATAGAGAACTATGAGTGGCAGATTAAAACGTATCGTGTCAAGATACAAACCTTAGAGAAGCAGATAATTAACTACTCTAGGGATATAACTAGGGCTGCTGACAAGATACATGAGCTACGCATGGCTGAAAAGCAAGGTAAAATACAGACTGACACTAGCTTTGAAGAGCACTAAGAGGAGACATAGATGGAACTAGCACTAATACGAACTCTGATGGATAAAGAGTTCTACGACAACAACAGGGGTATTCGTACACCTGACAAGTTGTTCAATAAAGACGTGCGTAAGATCAAGTCTACCTTGGACTACGCCATGCAGAACTACGAGAAAGACTTGACTGCAGCAGAGCTTGAGGCTTTGTTCTTTACTAGAGAAACATTAACAACAGCCAACAAGGAGTTTTACAGAGAGATATTTGTTAAGATACGCAGAGAGCAACCTATGTCTGCTGAGATAGCTAAAGAAGTAATGTCTAAGCTGTTCCAGAAGGTAGTAGGTGAAGAGGTAGTAAACATAGGGTTTGACTACGTGAATGGTGAAGACCACACGCTTGAGCCTCTGCGTAAACTTATTAATGACTACCAAGATGACTTCATGCCTAACCTCAAAGTTGAGTGGGGTGACATAACTATAGATACTTTACTGCAAGCTAACAACGTACAAGCTAAATGGAAGTTTAACATACCGTCACTACAGCGCAAGGTTGAGGGTGTCAGTGATGGACACCTAGTTATCGTAGGGGCTAGGCCTAACACAGGTAAGACTAGCTTTCACGCCTCTCTGGTAGCCTCAGACGGTGGCTTTGCTCACCAAGGTGCTAAGTGTATTGTTCTGTGCAATGAAGAATCCTATGACCGTGTAGGTGCTAGATACTTGAGTGCAGCATCCAACATGTCTATGGAAGAAGTCAGGGGTAACTACGCCTTGGCAGCTACAAGGTACAAACCAGTGTATGACAACATCAAGATCAAGGACAGTACAGGTAAAGATATGAATTGGGTTGAGGCTGTAGTGAAAGGATACAAGCCTGACATTCTTGTGCTTGACATGGGTGACAAGTTTGCCAGTAAGGGCAGTGGTGACTCACACATNTACTTGAAGGATGCAGCCATACACGCACGTAATATTGCTAAAGAGTACGGCTGTGCAGTTATATGGATGAGCCAACTATCAGCAGATGCAGAAGGTAAGATATACGTTGACCAATCTATGATGGAAGGCAGTAAGACAGGCAAGGCAGCAGAGGCTGACCTGATGGTGTTGATTTCTAAGAACCCACAAGTAGANGGTGCAGAAGAACAAGACCCACAGCGTCACTTGAATATAGCTAAGAACAAACTAACTGGTGGATGGCATGGTGTTGTACACTGTGAATTAGATGGAGACAGAGCAAGGTATGGAGCATAAGTATGAAGAGAGTTTTAGACGTAGAGAACTCTATAACTCTGCGAGATGGAAAAATATACAACGATCCTTACGAGGCAGCAAATACACTTACTCAGGTGGGCGTTCTGTGTTTAGATACCACTGACAAACACATACTAAACTTTGACCACGATGAAGCTACAGATACAGATGGTAACAACGCTTGCAGACTGCAGCGACTACTAAACAGCACCACCTTACTGATCTTACATAATGCTCAGTACGACTTGTGTTGGCTGTGGGCTAGTGGCTTTAAGTATGATGGAGATATATACGACACAATGCTGGCTGAATACATACTACTACGTGGCTTGAAGGAACCACTCAGCTTAGAGCAATGTGCAATAAGAAGACAACTACACTACCAAAAAGATGATACACTTAAAACCTATTACAAGAAGGGATACAATACAAATGAAATACCGTTGGATGAACTCAGCCATTATCTTGAGTATGACTTACGTACTACTGGTGAGTTGTACTACGCCACAGATAGGGATTACCAAACCCCTGCTTCAGCCTCACTTAGAACCATTCGTGATGTCACATTCAGAACTTGCAAAGCCCTCACCAGAATGTCAATGTCAGGAATCAGGGTGGATCAATCAGCCCTCTCACTCGTCGCTGATGAGTTTAGAAGAGAACAGTCAGGAATACAAGATCGTTTGTACAGGCAAGTGCGAACACTCATGGGAGCCACACCCATAAACCTTAACTCACCAGAACAGCTATCACAGCTTATCTTTAGCCGCAAGGTTACTAACAAGAAAGAATGGGCTGAGTTGTTTGAGTTTGCAAATACACTAAAGGACTTTAAAGATATAGTAGAAGCTAACAGTAAGTTTATATACAGAACTATAGCACTCAACTGTCGGCAGTGTGACGGTAAAGGTAAGACTTACAAGACTAAGAAGGACGGTACGCCTTACAGCAAACCTAANAAGTGCTCCAACTGTAACGGTATGGGATACACACTTAAAGATACAAANCAGTTAGCTGGCCTACGGCTTGGGCCTACAAGTAAGAAGTGGGTTAGTGCTAACGGCTTCAGCACAGGAAAGGATAAACTAGATGCGCTTATTGCCACAGCTAAGAATAACTCAATGCATGATGCAGCTACGTTTCTGGAGGATGTTAAGCGGCTTAACGCTATTAGTAGCTACCTCAGTAGCTTTGTGGATGGCATTTCCAAGTACACTAAACCAGACGGATTCCTTCACGTTAATCTTACCCAAAGTGTCACCAGTACAGGTAGATTTTCTGGACGCAATCCCAACATGCAAAACATGCCCAGAGGAGGAACCTTCCCTGTAAAACGTGTGTTTATCTCTAGGTGGGATGGTGGTAAAATTTGTGAGGCCGACTTTGCACAACTTGAGTTCAGAACGGCTGCATTCCTAGCACAGGACACCGTAGCCATGCAGGAGATCAGTACAGGATTTGATGTACACTCCTACACGGCAAAGGTTATCAGTGATGCAGGGCAACCTACAACTCGCCAGGACGCAAAAGCACATACATTCGCTCCTTTATTTGGGGCCACAGGGTATGGCAGAAGCAAGGCAGAAGCTGCATACTATGAGCACTTCACTGAGAAGTACAAGGGTGTGGCTGCGTGGCACAAGAAGCTAGGAGATGAGGCTGTGCGTATGCTGAAGATAACTAACGTCAGTGGCAGACAGTACGCCTTCCCTGATGTAGTACGCAGAAAGAGTGGCGGTGTAACGCACTTCACTATGATAAAGAACTACCCTGTGCAAGGCTTCGCTACTGGTGACGTTGTGCCTGTAGTTATACTTGAGATGGAAAGACTACTTGAGCCTCTGCACTCTTGCCTAGTAAACTCAGTACATGATTCAGTTGTAATTGATGTACACCCACAAGAGATAGATCAGGTACTACAAATAATAAATGATCTTAACGGAAACCTTAACAACTTGATACATAAGGAGTACGGAATAGAAATGAATGTACCACTACTATTAGAAGCTAAGATAGGTGATAATTGGCTTGACACAAAGGATGTTATGTGATATAACAGACCTCTTATGAAACGTTCACAAAGGATACATAGATGAACAATACAACAGCACTAAGCGTAGACAACATGAACCTAGCTGATGCAATGGGCTTTCAAATTTCAGCATCTAGCGCACAAAAAAATAACCTTTGCAGAGTAAAGCCCATGATATTACAGGAAATTAATAAAGAAACAAAAAAGATTGTTTCATCTCCTGTATTTCAGATGAAACGTGATGAAGAAGAAGTGTATTGCCGTAAAATGGTAGTTCGTTTGTTTGTAGAGCGTCAGCGTTGGGAAAAGTGGGATAGCGCAGCTAATACTACACAAAGGACTGTGATGGCAGCAAACTTAAAGAGTGATTTAAAAGATTCTTTAGGTACTTTTAATCTAAATCGTGGTGGCTTTGTTGATGATTTTAATGCCCTACCTGAAGATAGAAAGCAGTTTATACGCAATATTAAAAGCTGTAAAGTTATGATGGGAATGACAACATTAATTGAACCTTTTTACGAAGGGGGTGAACCTGCTACAGGTTTTAATGAAGAAACACCATTTATAATGGATGTTAAAAACCGTGATAGTAAAAAGAACATTCAACACAGTGTAGAAAAGCTTATGCGTAAAGGTTTAACACCAGCAGAGCACACAATAACCTTAACAGGTGAAGCAAAGGATATGCCTAACGGTAAATATATAGTTATACACTCATCTTTAGGTGATCTTGTAGGTTTTGCTGATGGTGACAATGATATACTCAAAGAATGTGTAGAGTACGTTCAGCGTAGCAACGAGTATATCCTTAACAAGTGGGATGAAGCTAATGTTGAGAACTTGTCTAGTGAGGATGCAGAAATAGTAAATAGCATTGTTGATGTTCAGGACTTTGAGTAATGAATCACCCTGCTGAACTTTCTTTACACTCTTACTTGAGGGGTGCTGTTGATGGCAAGTCAACTATGTCGCAAGAGGTCATTGACCAAGTAGCTGAAGACATAAAGGTTGCCCTGCACAAACAGTTTAACCCTGAAGAAGAAGAGCCACGCAAGTTTAAACTAAGGATGTCCAACATTGGGCGTCCTACATGCCAGCTTTGGTTTCAAAAGAATGACCCTGACAACGCAGAACCTAAACCTACATCCTTTAAGATCAACATGATTATGGGGGACATTGTAGAGGCTGTATTTAAGGGGTTACTTAGGGCTAGTGGTACTACCTTTGATGATAACGACAGAGTAACGCTTGACTTACCTAACGGTGGTAAGGTTAGTGGTGAGTACGACATGATCTTGGATGACAAAGTAGATGACGTTAAGTCTGCTTCGCCGTGGTCTTATGAAAATAAGTTTACAGACTTTAACACCCTAAACGCAGGAGATTCATTCGGTTACGTATCACAGTTAGTAGGTTACGCAGCAGCAGCAGGTAAAGACATAGGTGGCTGGTGGGTAGTCAACAAAGCTAACGGTAGCTTTAAGTACGTGTCTGCTGAAGAAGCTAATACTAAAGAAGTACTAGAAAATATAGAGGATACATATGACTACATAGATAAAGACAAACCTTTTAAAAGATGCTTTGAACCAGTGCCTGAGACATACTTTAGGAAGCCTAGTGGTAACATGAAACTAGGTAGTAACTGCAGGTTCTGTGACCACAGATACAAGTGCTGGCCTACACTACAGGCTCTACCATCTAAGGTATCAAAAGCTAAAGACAAACCAATAGTAGAATACATATCTGTAACAGAGGCAGCTTAACATGGCAGAAGTAAAGATAAACGATATACAATATGACACAGACAGCATGACAGAGGAACAGCTAGGCTTACTGAATGTCTTGCAACAAAACACTGTCATAGCTAATCAGCTAGACCATCAGATACAGTGTGTACGTGCTGTAGGTAAGGTAAAGCTAGAAGAGCTAAGTAAGTTACTAGATGCCACAGAGAAGGCATAGTGCAAGAAGGTATCGCAGTGGTTTAGAGAAGGATGTTGCTGCTTACTTAAAAGATACACAGAAGAAAGTCAGGTATGAATGCTTAAAGATTGAGTGGGAAGACCTACGGTACAGAACATACACGCCTGACTTTATTCTGGACAACGGTATTATAATTGAAACTAAGGGTATCTTTGACAGTGAGGACAGACGTAAACACATGGAAGTACGCAAGCAGCACCCAGAGCTTGACATACGCTTTGTGTTTAGTAACTCCAAAGCTAAACTATACAAAGGAGCCAAGAGCAGATACTACGAGTGGTGTGACACTAACGACTTTATGTGGGCGCATCGTGTGATACCTGAAGCTTGGCTAAAAGAAAAAGGTAAAACGATTACACTAAAAGTAATAACACTGAAAACAGAGAAGAGGAATACCTAATGAGCTACGAGGTAAATGATGATGAGGTAGCTATTATACTGCGTCCTGTAGATGCAGATGAGAATGGTGATTGGACAGGAGAGCTTAGTACAGGTTTAGTAGTAGGTAAATCTAATAAATTTAAAATAGAGGTACTGTCTTACTTGGTACACTTAGCTACACTGATGGGTACATTCTTGGAACTATCACAAGAAGACGAAGACTTATATAATGAAGTTGAAGAACGTAGAAATCATCACTTAGGGGTTGACAAGAAAGAAGAAAAAGTGTATGAAGAAGTAGAAGGTACAGAAGGTAAAGTACTGAAACTAACTAAGTACACTAAAACATTTGGGAATGCATGATGAGCACACTAGATTTACCAAGCGGTGACTTTGAGATAGCTGATCTATTCAGTGATGATCAAATCATTACACTAACAGGAGAGACTACTTTGTACGACGATGTAAGTAAACCAGCACACTACAACTTAACTGATGGTATAGAGTGTATAGATTACATCAAGCAGGTACTAGGACTGCAAGGCTTTGTAGCTTACTGTAGAGGTAACGTTATGAAGTATAACCACAGGGCAGCATACAAGAATGCTTCACCTGTAGAAGACTTAAAGAAAGCCGCACAATACTTAGAGTGGGCTAATGATACACTGAAGGAAATACACAAGTGAACAAGAAAAGGTTTAGCGTAACATTTGTACTTGATGTTGAAGAAGACGGTAATATCTTATCTACTGTTGAAAACCACCATGTAGATGATATGTGTGACTTAGTGCGTAATACGTTTCACGACATAGATGATGTAACCTTAGATAACTTAAACATCAGGGAGAGAACATGATTAATGATACAGACTTAGAGGCTTTCGGTTACTGGAAAGAACAGTGGAAGAGTAGGCCGCTAGACTTAAACGCCTATCAAGCAGAGGCACAGAAGACAGCTATCTATGGGGTAAACCACGCAGTAATATACCCTGCACTAGGGCTTGCAGGTGAAGCTGGTGAGGTAGCTAACAAAGTAAAGAAGATGCTACGTGATGGTGACTTTGATAGAAACGCTGTAGCTGCTGAACTAGGTGACTGCCTGTGGTACATAGCTGCACTAAGCAGAGACTTAAACATAAGCATGGCTGAGATAGCTATGACTAACCTAGAAAAACTAATGAAGCGTAAAGCTAACGGTACTATAAAAGGAAGTGGGGATAATAGATGAGCAACTTACTACCATCAGACTACCAATCTTTTATCCACACTTCACGTTACGCTAAGTGGCTTGAAGAAGAAAGCCGTAGAGAAAAGTGGGATGAGACAGTAGGACGCTACATATATAATGTAGTTGATCACGTAGTCAAAGATGCATTTGTAACTGCAGAAATACAAGATGCAATACTAAGCCTAGAAGTTATGCCTAGCATGAGAGCTATGATGACTGCTGGCCCTGCTTTAGAGCGTGACAACACAGCAGGGTACAACTGTAGCTACCTACCCGTAGATGACCCTAAGTCCTTTGATGAGGCTATGTTCATCTTGCTCTGTGGTACTGGTGTCGGGTTCAGTGTTGAGAGGCAGTACATCACTAAACTCCCTGAAATTCCTGAGTTGTTCTACAGTGATACTACTGTCGTTGCTAAAGATAGTAAAGAGGGTTGGGCAAAGGCGTTCCGACAAGTGCTTGCTCTCCTGTGGGCTGGTGAGATACCTCAGTGGGATGTCTCACGTATACGTCCTGCTGGTGCAAGACTTAAAACATTCGGGGGTAGAGCCTCTGGCCCTGCACCCTTGGTAGACTTGTTTAACTTCGCTATTACTATCTTTAAGAATGCACAAGGGCGTAAGCTAAACAGCATTGAGTGCCATGACTTGATGTGCAAAGTAGGCGAAGTAGTTGTCGTAGGTGGTGTACGTAGGTCAGCTATGATAAGCCTGTCTAACCTTAGTGATGATCGTATGCGTCACGCTAAGTCAGGGCAGTGGTGGGAGAATGCAGCGTGGAGAGCACTAGCTAATAACTCTGTATGCTACACTGAGAAGCCTGACATGGAAACGTTTATGCGTGAGTGGATGTCTTTAGTAGAAAGTAAATCAGGAGAGAGAGGAGTATTTAATCGTGAAGCGTGTAAGTCTATTGCTAGGAAGCATGGTAGACGTAATCCTGACTATGATTTCGGCTGTAACCCATGTTCGGAAATCAGCCTTAGACCTTATCAATTTTGTAATCTTACAGAAGTTGTGGTACGATCCACTGATTCGGTTGAAGACTTGGAGCGAAAAGTCAGATGTGCCACTATACTTGGGACGATCCAAAGTACCTACACAAAGTTCCCTTACTTGCGAAAGGTGTGGAAGCGTAATACAGAAGAAGAGCGTCTGCTTGGTGTGTCACTCACAGGGATAATGGATAACCCACTACTAACCAGCAAGAATGTATCATTAGATAAAACTTTGGAGTACTTACGAGATGTCGCCATCACTACTAATGCTGAATGGTCTAAGCGTTTGGATATACCTGCGTCTACTGCGATTACCTGTGTCAAGCCTTCGGGAACGGTATCACAACTTGTGGATAGTGCGAGTGGTATCCATAGTAGGCATAGCCCATATTATGTCCGTACTGTACGTGGTGACAATAAAGACCCACTAACTCAGTTTATGAAGGAGCAAGGCATTCCTAATGAACCAGAGTTTAACAAGCCAGAACAAACTACAGTGTTTAGCTTTCCTGTGAAAGCACCTGACAACGCTGTAACACGTAACGACATGACAGCAATAGAACAGCTAGAGATGTGGCTAACTTATCAGAGACATTTCTGTGAGCACAAACCTAGTGTAACTGTTTCTGTGCGTGATGATGAGTGGATGGAAGTTGGTGCTTTTGTTTACAAACACTTTAACGAGATGAGTGGTGTGTCATTTTTGCCACACTCTGATCACACTTACCAACAAGCACCTTATCAAGACTGTACTCAGGAAGAATATGAAGAACTCTTGAGCACCATGCCTGTGAAGATAGATTGGTCTAAACTCTCAGCGTATGAAAAAGAAGACAACACAGTTGCTATGCAAACTATGGCGTGTAGCGGTGATGTGTGTGAAATAGTAGACTTAACATAAAAGGAAGAACAACATGTTTGAAGTAGTAACATTCGTAATCGGCGTTGGTGTACTTGAAGAGGTGGTAATACCTGTTGCCTCTGCAGGGTGGACATACTTACAGAGTTTGGTGTAATGAAGTGGATACTAGTACTCATAATGTTTAATAACGGACTTCATTATGCACAAACTGAACCATTCATGTATGCAGATTATGATGAATGCAGAGAAGTAGCAGACCAAGTAAAGAGTAGGCTTATGGATACTAGGCCAGTTGCTTCAGCTAACGTAATGACATTCTGTATGGCACTGCCAAGGGATACTTAAATAACTATGGACTTAGAAAAAGAAGCAAAGAGGCATGTAGAGCACAAGCAACAACTCTTCTATCAAACTTTGTCAAACAAACTAGAGCCAGTAAGAGAGTGTATACTTGAGTTTTTACCTGAGAGTAAGCATAGAGATAGAGCACTTGAACGTGTAGATGATGTAGCTGCTATAGCTAGGTACGCTGCAGAACTACATGGCATTAAATAAAAAGAGAGGGGGCCAAGCGGCCCCCTTTACTTTAGTTTCCCTTTTTTAAATAGTTTAGATGGTCTATGTAAGAGTTAAACATATTTAACTCCCTAAAATTAAATTCTCGTACATCTGTAGTAGAGACATTGTTACGTTTCATGTACTTTAACGCTTCCTTCTGTTGTTCTTTAGTACCTTTAGTGTATGCTTTATATCTAAGCCTATCCATAAAACCAGGACTTTCGTGATAGTCAAGCATTTCACGAGTTTCTTTACGAGCCTGTTGAAGCTCATACTTAACTCTATCTCTTCTATACTGCAGTAAGCTACGTCCTTCAGGCAAGCCTTTACCATCTGTAAAACGTTTATCCTTTAACAGCCTAGTCATTTTAGGCTCTAGTAAAGGCGCGACAGACTCATTAAATATCCTGTCGTACATAGGTATCTTACCACGCTGGTCTGCTGTCCATGTCTGTAACTCAGCTAAAGAGTAAGCCTTTTCTGCTGCAGTCTTACCCCTCTTTACATTTATGCCTAGTATACGAGCTAAAGGGTTAGCATCATAAATGTCACCTTTGCGTGTGGCTACTCTTAATTTTTCTCCTGTAATATTATCTGTCTCACCTATAAGCACCTCTAATATATTATCAAAGTATTTAGTAGAGCTTTGAGTAAACACTGCACCACCACGAGCCTGTCTAACATCTTTAGCCATATCAGTTTCAGTAAGAAACCCAACCATTCTATTAGCAGCATCAAGAGGTCTTGTAAAACCAGCAGCTATGTTACCTGTCGCTTTATATAAAGACTCTAAACCCCTACCTCTACCACCACCTTCTTCGTTAAACATCATATCCATTATATTGTACATGTCGTTAGCAAACTGAGCATCTCTTGCAACCTGCCCTACAGCAAGCTGGTTTCCTACTTCTTGTATTAACTCTGGTGGAACCATCTCACCTTTTCTTTTTAAGTTAGCCGCCCTACCCATAGCTAAGAAAGCAGACATAGGAAATACATTACGCGCATCTACAATAGTACCACCGCCTGTGTTAATTTCATTAAAGGCTAATCCTTGCTTTTCTTGTTTCTCTGAATACAGCATAGCTAAACCTAAACCCGATGTACCCACTAGTGCTCTGGACATAGCCTCTACAGCTTGCATGTCTTGCTCTCTAGCTATCCTAGAGGCTGCAGGTAATAATGAAAGTGGCCCCCACTGATAAGCAGTAGCTACAACATTATTCATAAATCTACCAAACGGTATGATTGTTCCTAGACCAGGTGTGTTTGATGCCTTCTCTACAACCCTTGCAGCCTCTCCAAGAAGTTGATCGTTTGTTGTGTAATCTTTAGAAAACACAGACCTCAGTGTAGTGTCAACAGCAGAACCTAAAACATCATCATCTATTTCTTCTAGCCTACCTTCTGTCAGTACTTTTTTAAGTGTAAGGTCTTTACTTTTTAATCTAAGATATTTATCTAACTCAGTCATAAACATTTGAGATTTAGTAAATGTATCCTGTATACGCACTCCTGAAATTTCCATAGAAGCGTTTGTAATCCTCTCAATACCTTTATATATAGGATCGTCAGGGTCCATATTAAAACGTTTAGCACTTCTTTCAACACCACCAGCTACTGTTTCAAACAGCAATCCTTTTACATCTGTTTTACCAGAGCTATCTTTTAGTTGTTCCATCAAATTCATGTAAGCATCGTGTGTAGTATAGGGGTCTACAAAGTTTTTCATCTTTTGTGCTTGTACTTGCATATAAACTTTTGACTGCCTAACTAACTCCTCTGAACCTTCAAAGTCACCAATAGAACGTTTAGCTGCTGCACCTACCATCAACAGCCCTGAAGAAAAAGTATCAGCTACAAGTTGTGCGGTGTAGAATTGACCAAAGCCTAGAACGTTTGCTGAAGTAGTTGCTGGTGATGAAACAAGCATACGCTTCCATACATTCTGACCATAGGAGAAACGTTTAGCTTTTCTAGTTATCCATCCCTCTGACTCAAGAGTATCTCTTAGTTCTTTATTTTCTAATGTGTTTGCAAGTATCTCGTTACCAGTTACAACGCCTTGATCTATTGTGCGCCTAACTTGAGACATAACAGCAAGCTGCTTGCCTGCCCTAGATACACTTGCAGATATAACATCTCCTATCTCTACCCCTAAATCAGCAGCCTCACCTAGTGTAAGACCCACTCTATCTCTAAACAAACCAGATATTTCTTGTAATTCATCTTCAGGCATAAACCTCAAAAGGTTTGTCATTACGTCAGATACTTTGGTATCCCTGCGTAACTTCATACCACGATCCCTAAAGATAGCTGCAACACCGCCTTTATTACCATCGCCTAACATTATTTCTTTTAATAACGTTTCAGGTATAGCCATACCCTCTTCCATTAATTCTTCGCCAGCTTTTACTTTTGTATCCCATCTTTTAATACCGTCTTTGATAGCTTGAGATGCACGTTTCTGATCATCAGCGTCAGGCAATAAAGGCTTACCTATAGTCTCACGTTTTAGCCTTCTCTGCTCTGCTTTAAGTTTATTTATCTTTTTAGTCTTTACTGATTTCTGACCTTTGTTAGCTGCTGGCATAGCTTCTGCTGCTTTAATATCTTTAGCTATTGCATCTAGCTTAACTTTATCTACTAACTCCGTTGATCTCTCAGCACGTCCTGCTATTTGCGCTTCAGATACAGCATCGCCTAAACCAGACGCACCACTAAACTTACCAAAGGTATAGTGTAAGCCACCGCCAACACCGCCCAGCGCAAGAGATAATCCTGTTTGCAGATGGCTGTAGGATTCCTGTGCTCCTACATCTAGGTAAATATGCTGTATTGCATTGTCTTGTACGCCAGCAATAAGAGAGTCAATCAATGTAGTCTGTAGTACTGCTGATTTACCAGCCTTACCTAGTGCATCCTTAGTTACATCAGACGCTGCGTTACGTGCTGCCTTTAATCTATTTTCTGCCCTAGCTACCTTTGCTGCTTTTCTAGCTGCTACAGCTACTTCTTTACTAGATGCACTCTTAGCTAACATCTTCTGCGTCATCAACATACCAGCTTCTATACCAGCATCTTCTGCAGCTTTTCTAGTAGAGCCACTTGTGGCTGCTCTTTTTGCAGCATCGCTTGCTACCTTTTTAATAGCGAGTTTACTACTCTGAGTTAAACCTAATGCTGCTGCCTTACCAAAGCCACCAGTAGCAAGCCCTATATAATTTGTAGGATCAGACAATGCAGCAAACACATAGTCCTTTACACCGTCTGCTGCCCCAAAGAAGCCATCATTTACAAATACGTTACCTAAACTATCATACAAGTTGTAAGCTTCAGCAGCCATAGCTTTTGTGTTTTCATCAGCTTTACTTATAAAGCGTACCTCACCTGCAGTCTTTAGGGTGTTGGTGTTAAAGTATCGCATGTGATCAACAAAGTCTTCTACTAAAGTCTCTTTGTCCATGTCATCATAATCAACACCCCTGTTAGCACTCATATAGTTACGTATGGTGTTTATGTTTTCATACCTATACAGGTCTTTCTTTTTAAGTTTCTGACCTTCAGGTATAGGGCTTTCAAAAACCTCTTCTTCATTCTGTAATACAGTATCTCTATGCCTATTAACAGAAGGCTCTACTCTTGAAAAGCCACCCTCTCCAAGTCCATATTTTTTAAATATATCAGTTTGGTTTGTCATTTAAGTGCTTCCTGAATAGCGTTTGAATATTTTGTACCTTTAGTACCTGCAGAATCTGCACCTACTTCACCTGTCTGCAACCATTTTTTTGCTTTAGACCAACCTTGATTATGTGCGTAAGCTAAAGCAGAAAGCTTTTCATTCAAAGATAAACCTCTATACTTTTTAGATTTATTCATAAGATAAGAATGGTTTTTAGCTGTAAAGGCAGCAAATGCTTCCTCTTGTTTTGTTCTATCATCACGAAAGGCTTCTCTTGATTTTGTATCGTGTAAAAGAGAATAACCTAACAGAGTAGATGCATCAGTTTTTGCTACTTTACCCATCTGGTATCTGCCATCATAATGATTGTTATGCCCACCCTTGGCGGCGTAGTCACCACTACCTGCTGATTCTATTTTAGCAATTTCATCTCTAAAGGTATCCCATGTACTTTGTTCTACACCTATTTTATCAGATACAATACTGTATGCATTTGCAGATACTCCCTGTGGTTTTTGTACGAGAGAAGGCTCTTTGCTTGGCGCACCAACAAAATCTATAGTGTTTCCTTGCACACTTTCCTTTGTAAAATCTATTGTATTGCCCATATTTAAACCCTTAACGTTTAGGATGTATGCTGCCATCAGCAGGATTAATAAAATACTCACCCACTTTAAGTTTTGCATGTGCTTTTCTTGCCTCTTCTGCGCTCATAGATTTTAAGTCTAGTGGGTTATCCTCAGTATACTTAACTGTCTCTTCCACCTCCACAGTTTCTTCTTCTACTTTAGGGTTTACAAAATATTCTAAAGGTTGTCCATCACGACTATGTGTTTCACCAAATAGCTCATCCCAATCTTTTGGTCTTAGGTTCGTAGGTACAGCTATTTCACCTGACAGTATTTTATCCCTAGTTGCA